AGCGTCTGTAGTTCTTGTAAAAGCACCATAGCCACCCCTTAAAACGATAGGCACGTACTCACCATCCAGCGATACTACAGGCTGTGATTCGACCTGATCCCATAGCAATACACCGTCTTCTGCTGCCGATTCATCAGCAACCTTAAAGCGTAATGAGCTACGAGTCTTAGCAAGCCAAATAGATAAGCGTTGCGCCCATTGCGCCCAATTAGAGTTTAATACCCTTGGTGGGTTTTCTATGATGCTCATTATCGTCTTCCCCCAGCCACGACCTCAAGTCGGTTAATACCAACACGCCAATCAGTATTAACAGCGCCTTCAATCCGAACCCTGACCTGTCTGCCAGTAAAGCGTAGACTAGTGGGGTTAGACATATTGTATGGGCCGTATGTTCTTTCCACATCATTGGGATAGAATCTAGTTTTGAAAGTAGCGTCAACATCGCCTTGCGTTTTCTCATCGGGAATCATTTGAACCACTGACATCACGTTTTCGCCATTGCCAATGGATATTGGGCCAGACTCTATGAATGGTTCTGCACCGTCATAGTTAAATCCAACCTCTTGTTCGTATAGTTTTTTGTCTGTGGCAGACGTGAAAATAGGGAATCTAAACACGCCTGAATCAACACCTGAAGTTCTAGGCATTGAACCTATAGACCAGCTATTGTCATTATAGTTATAAACAACATACCTATCATTTTCATTAGAGCCGCCTGATGGGTAAAACCACCATATCTCGCCAAAAGCAGCATTAGCTACAGCGAAAATCTTACTTTTCTGCCCTACGTTTATGTCCGAAAATACATAATCAGCCACATCACAATTAACTTCTGTTACCGCTCCACCTGAATAAGAATAGAATGATCTAGCACCCATCCAAACTGCGCCAGCATCTACTACAGCAACCGCATTGTTTGAGATAATACCGCAAGCAGTACCTATCCGTTCAATTCCGTAGACGTATGGTGGGCCAGAATAAGTCGCTACATGAGCATCAACATTGGTTAATATAAGTGCCTGGTTCTGAACCCTTACACCGCATTCTATACTGCCTTCAGTCTGCAATTCTAAGCTGCCAGCTTCATTAGTTGCTAATGGAGTCCATACTGTATTGTTTTCACGATCTGACCATTGCACTAGGCGTGGGTTTCCACCAGCTCCCAGACACATCAAAAAACGCTCTTCTGTAACTAATATAGACCTATTGCCTACAGGTGCGTTAGCCACAGCAGCAGGTAAAACGCCTGTGTTTAGCTGCCATTCATATACCTTTCCATCTGAGCTAGAGCAAGCGACTAAATACTCGCCCCATGAATCCATAGCCCATGTGGTAGCAGGAGTAACTGCAGATAATTCTAAGCGAGGCACACCATAGTATTCTAGACCATAGAATGAATCGCCAAATCCAGCACTTTGTACAGCATCTTCATTACCCACTGTTAATCCAGTAGGTGTTATGTCGAACTGAGTACCACTTGCGCTATAGGCATACAATTTATTGTAACTTCCTGCAGCTATCCAGCGATCACCACCGTTCTCACCCCATGCGTGTAAACCACGAACTTGACCAGCACTAGCTGTATCAGCCCTGGTACGCCAGCCGCCTATAGGTCTAAGTGTATTGTCATGCCATCTAACTAAGTTAGCATCACGCCACCTGCCTTGTGACTGTAAATCTGTACCATTGCGATATACGCCTGGTGGTAGGTCTAGTGGGATAAGTGCCATAAGTGCCTCACATTTTGTTCATTATGTACGATGAAACACCGCCTAAAGCAGCAGCTAAAACAATCACGCCTGCTGCCATTCCTTTACCTTTGGCTAGCTGTAACTCTTGTGCCGCCAACCTGTCATTTAGCTTGGTCATTGTAATTGTTAGCGACTCAACATCTTTATTCAACTGAGTAACTGCAGCAACCAACTGGCCCGCTTCAAAATCTGGCATACCTGACATCATGTAAATCCTGTTAATTCGCTAGCGGATTGTCCAAAGCCCTCTGGAGCTTGTTATTAAGCGTTGATTCAAGCTCGGACAGTTTTCGTTCTACATCTGCCCGTATTGTATCAGATTTCTGTTCATAATCATTCTGTAATTGATCACGCTTGCTCTCAAAACGACCATCAGCCACATCTATGGTATTTCTTACATCAATTTCTATCTTGGATATATCGTCTTCAACCCTGTCAATTATCTTTTCTTGACGGTTTATATCATCACGCATAGACTTTTTTAGGTCTTTTATAGTGAGGTATTGCTCATCAGTATCTAGCCTAATTGAAGATATTTCATCCTCAAGCAGAGCTGTGCCTTTATCTATGACAGCAAACTTGTTTTCCATTATGGCTATGCGCTTATCGTAATCAGACAAGTCAGGTGCCACAAACTCACTGATGCGGGCCTCCATGTCCAGGTATCGTTGATACGCTTCAAATCCACCCCACAGGCCACCCACTATAGTACCGATCAATGGAACTATCAGAAGTAACTTGCTGCCACCTAATTTAACACCACCGTATTCTATTTCTGCCATGTCATTCGCCTAGCTGCAATCGTCTTAAAGCATTTAGCTCTGTTTCTAGTTTCATGATCTCTAATCGCTTATTATTTAGCTCTAGCTGGTACAGCGTGTTGCAGTTAATTCGCTCTTCTGGAGCATTCAACGGCATAATTATCCTGGCGAAAACACCTATGTCTTTTGATTGTGGGCTTTCATTTGATGAGCTAAATAAGCTTGCTGCGTTGTTTATGATGCCTGTAACGCCAAATTCTAGGTTTATTGTGCCACCTATCGCGTTTGAGCAATCCATGTCACCTGTTTTAAACTTATCTGACTGATAGCTACTGTTACTGCCTGGTAGCTGTAATGACAGCGAGTTACTGGCCCATACAGGGTTAGCAACCAATAAAGCCAACAGCAGCAGCCTTTTCATCACTTAACCCTTGAGCATATCTTTGAAGCCACAGTAGAGCCAGCCCCAAGCTTTGATATAGAACAAATGTATACTACAGTATGTAAAGTTGAGTTATTCACATATAGGTCAAACGACAAAGTGTCTAAATATTTCATAGGTATTACCTTGTACTGAGAAACAAATGCAACTGGCTTCCATTCCTTGGTAAATACACCTATTTCATAGTAAGACACATCTTTTCGCTTATTAAATATATTAAGCGTAGTCACAGATATGCCAGACATAAACGACTCACTAAACTTCGGGTAAGTCGGTGTCATTTCATGAGCTAAAGCACTGCCAAATGGTAAAACCAGTAATAGAAGTGCAGCCCGTATGCTATTTAGCAATACATTCAGCCAATACTATGGCAGTGTAATTACCACCAGGAAAAGACTTGTTAACCCCATACTCAACTTCTGCTTCTGAAGCAAACCAAGTAGATCCAGCAACAGTTAAGTCAAATTCAGTCGTATAGCCGTAAACAATCTTGCCTGTTTCATAAGCAGCCATTCCAGCATCAGTTGTGTTGTTAACAGTAGTAGAGCCTGTCCAGGTCAAAGAGTCCGTCAATGATGGGCTTGAGCTAAACGAAGTAGGCGTTGTCACCTTAGCAATGTAAGCGTCTGCTAGTGTTACATCGTACCGTACAACAGGCACTACACCACCATCTGCTGACAGTGTACTAAGCTTACTAGGCAATGGGTTACCAAACACACCATTAGTGTCTGTAGTGATTAAGCAGCGTGTTTGTACACTGCCTGAGATTGGGGTATCCCCTGCAATTACTGATACAGATGATGCAAGCAATACGCTAGCTACCAATACTTTTTTCATGACCTACTCCTGTTTATCATACTGCAAACTTACCATTTTAGTGTGCAATAGTTGCTGTGCCAGGCCAGACCTTGCGCCTTTCTTGTTATCAGGTAGCTCACCGCCATTGATAACAACCTTATCTTTGTACTCACCACCTGCAATCTTTTTGTCATAATATGGGTTTAAGTTCATACTAAGCGACATACTAGACATCAGTAGGTTTTGTGCCGTTACATTAGCAAAAAGTATTGAATCATTTACACCGCTAAGAAGCTTCTGCAGCTTTTCTTTCTCTTCAATTTCTTCATCTTCTTGCTTTGGAGCATCTTCAAGCTCAACCTTTTCATCTATTATATCAGTCACGTTGCCATCAGCAAGTGGGTCATAACCCTTAGCATCTACAACCATCATAGCTAAAACTGCTTCAGTGTAGCCAGGACAAGATGGATCAGACATTGGGGTTAAGCAATCGTTGTTGTATTTATAGCTGTATATGACGTTAGCATCAGTAACTGAGCCAGTGCCTTCCACATCAATCGATCCGTCACCCCACAGCTCAATAGGTAGGTTATCTACAGCAAATCCCTTGGTTATAGGTATACCACCTGGCAACCCACTCCAATCATCCGTATTAGAAAATATGTATTCACCTGCTACGCCAAGCTTCTTGTTGCGCACATGAACCAACATATCGTCTTCTGTATTCTTTACAGGCGTGTACTGATAATAAACGCCGTTAATCCTTAATCCTTGCGACCCATTAGGGCCAATGTTGCTCATGCCCCAAGTGTGTCCAGCACCAGCTAAATTGCCTGTAATGCCGTACAAGTAGTCGCTGTGAGCGCTTATGGCATATGTTGCCAATAAAGCTACAACAACCAGCCTGCTCATAAGAATAGCAATAAGCTTAGTACAGCACCGCCTACGCTAAGTAAAAACTCTTTAGTGTCATACTTGGTTATTACTTCTGGCTTAGGTACTTTGGCTTCATCATTTTCCCATGCAATCTTTGCATCAGAACCTATAATTCCGTTATACGGACAAGGTGTGCCAGCCATTATCATAGCATCGAACACGCGCAAATCCTGGCATAGAACCGAAACGGCTGCCACTTTCATACCCATGTCGTATAGTGTTTTGGCGTTCTTTAGGCGTTCACAGTTGAGGTCACGGGTAGTTGTGCCTGCTGATATACCTAAGATTTGAGTTTGAACTGCACCTGCTACACCGACTGTACATGAATCTGTATTACCTCCAGACAATGACGGCGATATAGCGGATGGTGGTGGAGATTTAAGCGTTGTAGTTACTTCGCCAGTAGTATGAACCTTACTATCGGTAGTAGAGTTAGTAACTATAGGCTCTGCTATAACCAATGAAGGCAATAGCAGGAGCAACCACAGAGCTTTTTTCATTATACTACTATAGCTGCTCTAGCATTAGCTCTACCTGTAGTTACATCGGCTGGAACTGCAACACCTGTCTCAGCATAACGGCTTACATACCAATCCGTTTCTTTTAAATATGCTTCACTTTCATCATTAATGATTTCTTGATCCGTGAGAGACGGCTCTGGTTCTGGTGCGTTTGCTGTCCACATCGCAATATATTGATCAACATCTGCAGCCACAATATCTGTGTTCGGCCCGTCAGTCCATTCAGCATGACCAGAAGACCCATCCCACTGAATAGCCCATAAATTAGATGAAAATATGTATTCAGCATTACGTGCCTCGCCATCTACAACAATCACCTTATCTTCTGCTACCACATTTACTGTTGTCATTTTACTTACCTATTAAGTTCTTATCCGTGGAAATCAGCAATTCCCTAGACAAATCATTTGATTTAATCATTTCATTACGGAATGATTCTACGGCTGCTGAAGTGCCTCTAGATTGTGCAGCACCTTCAATGAGCAATGTTGGGAGCCATGACAATGCACAGCCCCAATCATCTAACTCATCACCAGTGTTTGGATCAGTGCCTTTTATGTTTGTGTACCAGGCGCATCTTTTAATCACATTGTTCTCTGCAGTTTCGCAGGTGGAACCTAATGGACAATTATACTCTACTACTACAGCCATATTTTATTTCCTAGTTTTTTGTACAGATTATTACGTCAATATATTGTGGAGCAAATGCAGTTGGGCCAGCCGAACTAGTAGACTGAGTTCCAGATGCGCTAGTAGTACCGCCACTAGATGATCCTGTAGCGCCTGGAGTTGTTGAGTTAGTGGTTTGGTTACCACCAGATCCAGAGTTATACGCTGCTGAGTTACTTACACTACCAGACATACCGTGACTATGCGAGCCACCTCCACCATTATCGAAGGTAGAAATAGCAGGAGAACTACCTGGGCCATATACATAGGCATCTACACCGGCGTTGGTATAAGGGTAGCTGTTACTGGTTGTTCTAAGATATTGCTTTACTGCGTGAGCGTGACTAGGCATCTCAGATGTAGTCAGCGTATGAGCAGCAGCAGACAAGTTGTTACCGTGACTGTGAGCGCCAATACTGTGAGTGTGTGATGCTTGACCGTGGGTGTGAGCAGCACTTGTGTGAGTATGTGACCCACCTGTGTGAGTATGCGATCCACCTGTATGCGTGTGAGCTGTGCTTGGTGGGCTAGATAGTCCATGAGAACCACCAGTACCGCCACCGTTTCCGCTAACTACTCGCAAAGCCTTGTTGTTTTGTGCTGTGCTTTTAGTCCAACCTGTAGGTGCTGCTGTTTGGTAAAATACCATCACAGTGCCAGTTGGGAAAGGTTGCACACCTGTTAACTGAGAACCATCACCTGTAGGCGTAAGAAAAGCTGAAGCTTGATTGCCATCAAGTAAGTCAGCGTCTAAGCCTGAACCACTACCGTCAACCGTCTTAATCTTAGTTAAGATCTCAGCAGCAGTTTGATCGTTTGTATATCCATTAGGGTTACTTGCAGGGTAGTAATAAGAACCCTGTTGACCATCTAACAAGTCAGCATCTAAACCTGATCCAGAACCATCTACTGTCTTAATAGCAGTTAAGATCTGTGATGCTGACTGATCTGCTGTAGCACCTGATTCAATGCCATCTAGCTTAGAACCGTCTACTGATACATTACGACCATCAAAGGTAGAGTTAGTTGTAACTGCACCAGTTAAGGCTCCACCAGCTTTAGGCAAAGCGGCACCACCTAGATCAGCAGAAGACTTCATCTGGGTGTCGATCAGGCCCATGTTTGTATTGAGCTTTGTACCCCAAGTATCAGCACTTGCTCCTACTTCGGGCTTTGTTAAGCCATAGTTGGGTGTTGTTGTATCAGCCATTGCACTATCCTATTCATTAATCTGTTTGTATTGTACTATAAATCAGCCTAAGCCGCTTTGCCCAACTGGAATTTCCACCCATACAGCATCATTAACTGGTATAGGTCTGTACTTGTATCTACCCTCTGCCGTTACTGTAGACAAAGTATTAGACAAGGCAGCACCAAACCAAATAATAGAAGCGTTAGCATTAATGCTAGAAATGATACTGATATTTGCATCACCAGATCTTATAGCACCTGCTGTGGCAGTAACATTTGATATTGCCACAATACTTGCTTCTGGGTTATGAACCCTTGTAGGCGTTGCCGTCAGTGTGCTGGTAGCATCAATACTAGCAGATCCACTTAGGAACTTTTTACCAGCAGCAGTTACGCTACTAGATGCAACCACAGATGCAATGCCTTGTATTAAGCGTTCAGCATTAGCGACCACACTAGACACTGTTTGACTATTTGCACCACTACCAACCGCATAAACAGCAGTTGCTAAAGTAGTAGATACAGCATTAACGTCAGCATTACCCTGGCGTACAGCTTGAGAATCGGCTGATACAGCGCTAACAACATCTATTGACGCATTGCTATTGTATTGAGCAGCAGCAGTAGCCCCAGCAGAAGATGTGGCAGTAACATAGGCTATGCCTTGATCAGCTTGCTGTCCTTTAGCCGTTACCGATGAGGTAGCAGAAATAGAAGCAACACCCAACTGGGCCTTTATACCAGCCGCTGTGATTACAGAAGCGGTCGAGACGCTAGCAGAGCCAAACTTTAATTTAACAGCATTCGCCGTTACCGTTGAAGCGGCATTAACTGCCGCGACAGCGTCTACATAGGCAGCTTGCCCATATATGTTCGGCCCATATAATCCTGCGCCATAGCCATTCATTCTAGCTTAGTGCAATGTCAAATTCACCAGCCTGGAAGCGGAATACGTCACCAGTGCTAATAACTTTACTAGCTGTAAGTGATGTTTCAGCAAGCATATTGCCGCCAGTAGCAGCATCAAGAATAGCTGTATGAGTTACAGTACCCCAGTTAGCTGTAGCTGTAGCAAATTCTACTGCAGATGTATTATCAATTGCACTAGATACTGCTGCGTCAAAAGCCATAGCTTGACGGGTATATGAACCACCTGTTACTTCAGTACCGCCGCCTGCGCCATCTGTTGCAGAGGTGTAAAGACCTACATAAACAGTAGCTGGTGGAGTGTAAGCCGCATTGCGGAACACATGATCTAATAATTCGTTTTCTAGCAAAGTTGTAAATGACATATTAATAAGCCTTAATATTTAAGCGAAGGCCAGAGCCAGACGCGGTTGATTTACTGCTTGCGTCATTAATACGCTCTACAGCCGTGGTGTACAAAGCAGCCCATGTTTGGGCGCGTTGGTCTTCTTTTAAGTATGGAGCAGAGTGTAACAAAGCCCCATACAGGTAAACATCGGGATAATGAGTTAACAACCAGTTGGTCGTCTCACTATCGGATAAACTTGGTATCTTGGAATAATAGTTCAGTATACCACTATACGAGCCATCTGGCGTAGGCATAACCTCAAACTGAC